CCAACGATTACCCGACAGCCGTTCTGGCTGAACAAAAAACGCATGGCCGAAAGCCTCGGGATTTCGGTTCAAGCCTTTGACAAATGGGGCGTCGAGCCGGTCGCCAAGATTGGCCGCGAGTCGTTTTACGACGTTCGTTCGGTGGTGGATAACCGCCTGCAGCACCAAAGCGGGAAACAACAACTCGGCGGCGACGATATCGACCCCCTGGCCGAGGCGAAGCTGCTGCAGGAGCGTTTGCGCCTGACCAGGGAGCAGGCCGACGCCCAGGCGATGCGAAACGAGGTCAAGCGCCGCAACCTGGTGCCTGCCGAATTCATGACATTCGCCATCAGCCGCCTGGTCAACTTGATCGGCTCGACCCTCGACACTGTGCACACCAAGGTCAAGCGCAAGCACCCTGATATCGAGCCGCGCCATCTGGAAGCGGTACAGCGCGAGGTGGCCGTTACGCGTAACGAAGCGGCAAGCCTCGACCAGCGATTACCGGAGATTCTTGATGAGTTCCTTTCAGCCATGGATGACGAATCTGGCTAACGCGGTTCGCGTAGGCCTTTCGGCGTTGTTCAAAGAGCCGCCTATGACTGTTGTCGAATGGGCGGACAAGCATTTTTACCTGTCGTCGGAGTCTTCCTATCAGGAAGGCCGATGGACGACGGCGCCGTTTCAGGTGGCCATCCTCAACGCGATGGGCAATGACCTGATCCGCGAAGTCAACTTCGTGAAGTCGGCGCGCCTTGGCTACACCAAGATGCTGATGGCATTCATCGGCTACCTGGTGCAGCACAAAAAGCGCAATGTGCTGATGTACTGCCCGACCGAGGGTGACGCCGAGGGCGTCATGAAGCGGGACATTGAGGGCATGATCCGTGATGTGCCGGTGGTGCTCGACCTAGCGCCCTGGTACGGCATGAAGCACCGCGACAACACCTTGGAGGCCAAGTGTTTTGCCAACCGCAAAATGCTGTGGTGCCTGGGTGGAAAGGCGGCCCGCAACTATCGGGAGAAAAGCCCGGACACCGTCATTTACGACGAACTGTCGAAGTTTGACGAGGATATCGAAGGCGAGGGCGCCCCTACCTTCCTGGGTGACAAGCGCCTGGAAGGGGCCACCTTCAAGAAGTCAATACGCGGGTCGACACCGACCGAGGCCGAGAAATGCCAGATTACCCGCGCCGCCATCGAGTCGCCCCACGACCTACGGTTCAACATCAAGGCGCCTTGCTGCGGCACTGAACTGGTATTGCAGTGGGGTGGCAAGGACGAGCCGTCGGGTATCAAGTGGCGAGTCAATGACCGCCACGAAGTCGAGGCCGCATGGTATCTGTGCCCGCACTGCCAGGGTGGCACGTTCGAATATCATGAAATGGTTACGGCGGCCGCCGAGTCGGGGCGCTGGGTGTGCGAGCGTTCGGGTATCTGGACCCGCGACAGCATGGAGTGGTTCGACGCCTCGGGGGAGTCGACCGTAACACCGCGGTCGGTGACCTTCAGCGTATGGACGGGTTACTCGACCTTCACCACTTGGGTTGATATCGCCACCGACTTTGTGAAGGTCGGCAAGGACCGAGGCAAGCTGAAAACCTTCGTCAACACCACCCTCGGGGAGGTGTGGGAGGAAGACCAGGGCGAAAAACTCGACTGGGAGCAGCTGCGCGACCGCCGCGAGGTGTTCGGAGAAGTGCCCGCCAGGGCGGTGGCCTTGTTCGGTGGGATCGACACCCAAGACGACCGCTACGAGGGCCGGGTTTGGGCTTACGGCCCGGGCGAGGAAGCGTGGTTGGTGCACCGGTTCATTCTCACTGGCGACCCGGCCAGCATTGAACTGCGGCGCAAAGTGGGGCGTGAGATTCACCGCCATTTCAAGCGCGCCGACGGCACAGTCATGCGTGTCGAGCGTTGGTGCTGGGACTCGGGCGGTCACTACTCCGACGAGGTGCGCGCCGAAAGCCGCAAACACGGCGTGCAATGGGTGATCCCGATTTTCGGTGCCAGCACCTACGGCAAGCCCATTGCCAACTTCCCGCGCAAGAAAGACAAGCGCAGCAAGGTCTACCTGACCGAGGTAGGCACCGACAACGCCAAAGAGCTGATTTACAGCCGCTTGAAGCTGCAGCCGGATGGGCCTCGGCCGGTGCCTGGTTGCATCCACCTGCCGGCTGACGAGCTGATCTGTGACGAAAACGAGCTGCAACAGCTGACCAGCGAGCGCAAGAAATGGGCGGTGATCAAGGGCCGGCGCGTCATGCGCTGGGATGCCGGCGGCCGCCGTAACGAAGCGCTGGATTGCGCCGTGTATGCCCTGGCCGCGCTGCGTATCAGTCAGCAGCGTTTCGGCCTGGACCTCGATCTGTTGGCTAGCCAGAACCCCGACACCGGGGTGTGGGAAGTAGAAGACGACGAAGACGACGCGCCCCAGCTGGAGGCGCAATCGTCACCGGCTGCACTGCCGGCGCCGGCGGCGGCGCCCGAGCCGGCACCCGAACCCCAGCCCGCCGGCGGCGGTTGGATCAACACAGGAGGCAGCGGATGGCTGTAACAACTGCGCAGGACATGGTCGATATCTACCTGCAGGCCGAACGCGACCTGCTGGAGGGTGGTAAAGACGTACAGATCAACGGCCGACGCATGACGATGGCGGAGCTTCCGCAGATTCGCGCCGGACGCCTGGAATGGGAGCGCCGGGTATCGGCCGAGGCCCGCCGGGGCCGTTCGGGTCATTCCTTGGCGGTGTTCGGATGATCGGGGAGCTGCTGGACCGGGCCATTGCGCCCTGGGCGCCGAAAAAGGCGCTGGAGCGCATGCACGCCCGTAGCGTGATCATGGCCTATGAGGCCGCCAAGCCCTCACGGACCCATAAGGCGATACGCGAGACGCGCAGCGCTGACGCGGCCCTGCAGCCGGCGCTGCAATCCATGCGCGAGCAAATCCGTGCCTTGGAAGAAAACCATGACCTTGTCACCGGCGTATTTGATCGTCTTGATGAGCGTGTGGTGGGCGGCCCTGGTATCGCTGTGGAGCCAATTCCGTTGCGGTATGACGGTACGGTGCACACCGCGTTTGCTGCGGCGATCAAGGCGGCATGGGCGGAATGGTCGCTCAAGCCCGAGGCATCCGGCGAGCTGACCCGGCCGCAGGTCGAGCGCCTGGTGTGCCGCACCTGGTTGCGTGACGGCGAGGCCCTGGCGCAGATGCTGCAGGGCAGCGTGCCCGGCTATGAGCATCTGACCAGCGTACCCTTTGCCCTGGAGTTGCTGGAGCCGGATTACCTGCCAATCGGCTACAACGATTTCGGCAATGGCATTGTCCAGGGCGTCGAGCGCAACGCGTGGCGCCGAGTGAAGGCCTACCACCTGCTCAAGCAGCACCCCGGCAGTTTGGGGTCGCTGAACTTTGCACAAAGCACCAAGCGCGTGCCGGCCGAGCAGATGATTCACATTGCCCACCGCAAGCGCATTGGACAAAACCGGGGCGTTCCGCTGCTGCATTCGGTGCTGATCCGCCTGGCGGATATCAAGGATTACGAGGAAAGCGAGCGGGTGGCCGCCCGGATTAGCGCGGCCCTGGTCATGTACGTCAAGAAGGGCACCCCCGATGACTACATCTTGCCCGGCCAGGGCCAGGAGCAAGCGCAGCGGTCGTTCAACTTCGCGCCCGGCATGGTGTTTGACAACCTGTTGCCCGGCGAGGAAGTGGGCACGATTGAGAGCAATCGGCCTAACCCGTTCCTTGAAGGGTTCCGCAATGGTCAGCTCAAAGCCATTGCCGCCGGTGCGCGCAGCACCTATTCGAGCGTGGCCCGCAGCTACGACGGCACCTATTCGGCGCAACGCCAGGAGCTGGTCGAGGGCCAGCTTGGCTACGACCTGCTGCAGCACGAATTCATCGACTACTGGTGCCGGCCGGTGTACCGCGCCTGGCTGCGTATGGCGGTCATGAGCGGCCACCTCAAGCTGCCACCAGACGTTAACCCCCTGACGCTCTACGGCGCGTTTTATCAGGGGCCTGTCATGCCCTGGATCAACCCAGTGCATGAGGCGACCGCGTGGGAGCTTCTGGTCAAAGCCGGCTTTGCCGACGAGGCCGAGGTGGCGCGCTCGCGTCAACGCAATCCCTCGGAACTCAAGGCATCCCGCACGGCGGAAATCCAGCAGAACCGGGAGGCCGGGCTGGTTTTCAGCTCGGATTACTACCACCAGACCTACGGGGTAAAGCAAGGAAATGAACCAACCGATGGCAACAACGAGCCCGCCGATGTGGATGGCTCCACAAGGGTCGACGGGGCCGGTAACCAATCCGGCGAGTAGCTGGTACAGCATGCGCGCCGGCGTTCAAGTCGGCAGCGTAGAGCTGGACCTGTTCGGTGAGATCGGCGCCGAGGGGATTACCGCGCAGCAGTTCGCCAACGACCTACGCGCCCTCGGTGACGTGTCACAGATCAACTTGCGCCTCAATTGTCCAGGCGGCGCGGTGTTCGAGGGCATGGCCATCTACAACCTGCTCAAGCATCACAAGGCCCGCGTAGTCGGCACCGTCGTGGCGCTGGCGGCAAGCATGGGCAGTGTGGTGCTGATGGCTTGCGATGAGCGCCGTATACCGGCTAATGCCATGATCATGGTGCATAAGCCCTGGGGTATTCAGGGCGGCAACGCTGAGGCCATGCGTAGCTATGCCGACCAGCTGGACATGTTCGGGGCCAGCATGATTGCTGCCTACACCGACAGAACCGGCAAGACCGCCGAGGAAATCGACGGACTGCTGAGCGCTGAAACCTGGATGACCGGCACCCAGGCTGTCGCCTTGGGCTTTGCCGACGTACTGCTGGACCCGGTCGAGGCGTTCGGCAAAATCACTTCCAACCGTTACAAGGATTTCATCAACATGCCCACTGCTGCCCAACAGTTCTTTGCTCCCCATGGTTCGACCACCGTCGTTCCTCCCGCGACTCCACCAGCCACCCCGCCACAGAACCCTGTCGAAACCGTCGAGCAAATCCAGGCGCGGGTGCTGGCCGCCGACGCCACGCGCCGTACCAGTATCACCGCCGCGTTCGCCCCGTTCGCTGCGCATGCTGCGTTGCGCGACACCTGCCTGAACGACACCAACTGCACCGTCGAGCAGGCCAACGCCAAGCTGCTGGCCGCCATCGGCCAGGCGACCACCCCAACCGGCTCGCTCGGCCACCCTGGTCATGTCTCCAACGGCAACCTGGTGGGCGACTCGGTGCGCGCTTCGCTGTACGCCCGTATCGGCCTCGGTGAGCTGCAGCCGGACAACCGCTACAACAACATGAACCTGCGCGAGCTGGCTCGTGCTTCGCTCGATGGTCGCGGCATCAACGTGTCGAGCCAGAATATCGTGAACATGGTCGGCATGGCCTTCACCCACAGCTCCAGCGACTTTGGCCGAATCCTGATGGATGCCGCTTCCAAGTCGCTGCTGGAGGGCTGGGAGAATGCAGAGGAAACCTACCATCTGTGGACCAAGAAAGGTCGTCTTGGTGACTTCAAGATTTCCAACCGCGTAGGCCTGGGTCAGTTCTCGTCGCTGCGTGAGGTGAAGCCGGGGGCGGAGTACAAGCACATCACCCTGGGCGATACCGGGGAAACCATCCAGCTGGCCACCTACGGCGAGATTTTCAGCATCAACCGCCAGGCCATCATCAACGACGACCTCGACGCGCTGACGCGCATTCCAGCCCTGATGGGACAGGCGGCGCGGGCGACCATCGGTGATCTGGTGTATGCCCTTCTGATCGACAGCCCGAAGATGAGCGACGGGAAACCGCTGTTCGATGCGTCCCGTAACAACCTGTTCGGCGCTGGTTCCAAGCTGTCGCTGGAGGCCCTGAGCGCGGCCAAGACCGCTATGCGCCTGCAGCAGGCTGTCGTGGCCAAGGGCGCCAAGTCCCGACCGCTGAACATCCAGCCGGCCTATGTGATTACCCCGGTGGCGCTGGAAGACAAGGCCAAGCAGATCATCAACTCGGCATCGGCACCGGGTACTGACAGCAACGCTGGGATTGATAACCCGATTCGCGGTTTCGCCAAGGTGATCGGTGAGCCCCGCCTGGACGCGGCATCTGCCAGCGCTTACTACATGGCGGCCAAGCAGGGGTCGGACACTATCGAAGTGGCCTACCTGGACGGCATCGAGCAGCCGTATTTCGAGACGCATGAAGGCTTTACCAGCGATGGCATGGCCACCAAGGTGCGAATCGACGCCGGCGTCTCGGCGCTCGATGCCCGTGGCCTGAACAAGTCGACCGGCGCGAACTGATCGCCCTGGCGTTACCCATAACACCCCGCGCTAGCGGGGTTTGTTGTTTCTGGAGCATGAGAAACCATGAGTACTAACTATGTGAGCAACGGCAAGACCGTGACCCTGCCGGCACCGACTGGCGGGTCTGTCGCTGGTATCCCGCAGGTGATTGGCGATCTGGCTGTAATTCCGCTGCAAAGCGGCTCTAAGGGCGCGTCCATTACCTACCACACCAGCGGCGAATGGGATGTGCCAGCCGCCGCCGGCCTGCTGGCTGGCAGCAAGGTCAACGTGCTGGACGGCCAACTGGTGCCGCCGGAAACCGCAGAGTCCAAGCCGTTCGGCAAGCTGACCGCTAACGTGGTCAACGGCTTCGGCACTGTACTGATC